CTAAATTAAATATACTATTTTTAGTTTCATCTCTAAACGCATGCTCTTCTGTGCGCGGAAACTGCCTATAAAACTCATTTAAAGCATCCTGGTCGCCTCTTAATCCTTCTACCTCATTGTTCCAATGCTCAATAACCCCGACTTCGATAGCGTCTCCGTGTGGGCCAACGCAATCTGCTGGTGGGTCTTCGAATATAGGCATTCCATAATTGTCAATGAATCCTTCGTAATTCCATTCCATAGGAATGAACAAAGAATATAATCCTGACTTAGTTTGTCCATTGCGGTTTCTTTTTGTAACGTCCGAGTCATTGTAAAGTTTTTTAAAGTTTTCACCTCCCTTATCTAAAGCGTTAGATGTCGACCCCATCATACATTTACCTATAACTCTACTACCTAACCTTAATGTTGTTTTCGTAACCCTCCAGTTGTTGAGGATGTTGTCCGGCCTTTCCCATTTACCCGATTCATCGTGGACGAGGAGTTTAAGTTTCTCTCCATCATATGAGTTGTCGCCTGTGTTCTTCCAGTCGATTGTGGTGTCGAGCCCCTCCAATAATTCCTGGTCTTGTTTATTTTGTATGGATTTTCTAGTGAGTCTACTGGCTGGTATTCTATAGGCAAGTTCGGTTTTGGGTCTGTCCATACCGTCCTGGATTGGCTTGAAAAAGAACGGGTAGTTGACGGATATTGGTACAACCTTGTCTGTGAACATTTTCTTAGCATCCGCTCCAGACTTAGACAAGATACCATACCGTGCATCTGACGTAATTGTCGCCAGGTTAACGGTTTCTGCTGAAGACATAAATGAAAATCCTGAACGACGGTTTTTAAGATAGCACATTCCATAACATCGTGGGTCTGCTTTACTAGCTTCCCAGAATATAAAGAATAGTCTGTTTGCTTCCCTAAAGTCTGGCTTCCCAACGTCAATCTTGCTCCACTGCAAGTACATAAAGTGAGTGCCAGTAATGTAAGTAGCCATGCCTTTATTATTGAACCAATGGCCTTCTTCTCTGCGTTTGAATTGTTCATCTATATATGGTTCCCATTTTTCTTTGAAGTCTTCCGGATATTCTCGCCAATCAAAAACGCTTTGTATTCTTTTTAATTCGCTAGGGTACTCATCTGCAGCCCATTTATCCTGTGACTTGTCTATTTTAGCGGGAGTTTTTGGTAATGCAATTCTTAAATTTTGAATATTATATATTTCACCGATTTGCCCAGTCTTACTTATAACTACAACATCGTGTTCTTTGTTATAACCGTACTTCCACTTTTTTGATTTATTTAATCTAGCTATTGTATTAGCTTTTATAGGAGTATCTACTCTATATAAATTTTGCTCGTACATTATTTAGATCTTCTTTCTGCAAACCCTGAAAAAGTTTTTGCTTTCTCTTCTTCTTTAGGTTTATTTTCTAATATAGCTTCTTCATCTTGTATACGAGATAATATCTCGAAAGCGTCAAATATAGCTAACTTTTTTGTAGCAGCTGCGTTCTTAAGCCTGTCAGCAGATATATCATCATCTGAATCGACTATAGCCTCTTTAGCTACTTTAATTAATTCTTCAACTGCTTTATGCCCAGCTTGGATTATATTCTTCTTCGTTTCCTTGATATTCATATTTAATTGTAATTTGATTGGTTGGTATGCGATACAATTTTTGTTTATTAATAATAAACTCATATTCCATACCAGGTCGGAAACCGACTATATCCCCAGGCTCTATACTTTTTAAAGCTGGATCTTTATATTTCAATATGCCTTTTAAAGGTTTTTCAAAATCAATAGAAAACATTTTGTCTTCTTTTATAGGGGCAACGAAGTTATATCCCGTTAATGGTATCCATTTAATTATATGCTTATAAGCGTATATTTGCATTTCATTTACAAAATATAAATCATCTTTATAATAGCTTCTGCTATTTTTTTCAATACCTCTAATATCTCTGTATCTTCTAAAAACATTATGATGCACAATAACTTCATCGCCTAAGCATATACCTGTTTGGTTATTTATAGGTAAACCCATTACAACACCTATCCTTGAAACAAAATTATGATCCTGTAAATCGGTATTTAATATTAGCTCTGTATTATCAATTGTTTTAGAATTATTGTATCTTTTGCTAACTGGTTTTATAATAAAATCAAAAACCCCATTCATTAGTATTCAATATTATATTCAATGGCTATTGCCATATTTTTATTAAAATCTTTCCAGGGTATAACATCATTGCCTTTTTGTATATAGACAGAGTACTTTTCTTCTTCCTCTATAATGTTAACTATAGTATGACCACCATACACTTCCTGTCCAACAGAGTAGTGCATGGCGTCATTTTTATAGTCTTTACCTATACTAATCTTTCTTAGGAGAGTCATTTTCTTTGATTTCCCCGCTTTGGATATCTATAGAAACATTCCCGTATTTATCCTCAAGGTTTTTTTGTAAGTCATTTAAGCTTTGCTTAATACCAACTAATTGATGTAATAAGTCATGCTTCTGTGCTTCAAAACCACCAATTTGTAATTGGTATTGGTTAATGTTTTTTACAAGCTCTTGCAAATCTGATAATTCGTCGTTTTCTATTTTTGATACTAAATCTTTTACTTTACTCATTTTATTTAATTTAATTGTTATTGCTGGATTTTTTTGCTTTTTCCCAGGTACGCCCAACAAAATACGCCCCGTAAACTGTTATTAATAAAGATTGAAAAATTGGTATATAGTCTTCTGCTATTTTAAACTCTCCTATATTGCCATCAAAAAAACATAGTGCTGTAAAGATAACAGTTAAATATATAAGAACCATGGGCCTTATGTTTTTAGATAAAAACGAATCTGAATTCATATCCGCTTGCCATCTTGCTGTTACTTGCTCTTGTGCTTCTTTATCTGCTTTTTCAAGAATCTCAGTTATTAACCGCTGAGCTTCTAATTTTTCTTCTTTAGTTGTGGTTAATTTATCAATGACATCACCAACTTCTTTTATAACATTACCGGTAAGCCATTCCCAAATTTTTTTCATTTGTATGGAAACATTTTATTTAACTTTTCTTTTCTTTTATTACAACCGCACCCGCCAGGGATTTTATCGGCTAGCTTTTTTATTCCAGTTGCTTTTGTAAATTTTTCTATGGTATCCCCTAATCCTTTTATCTCCATTAGCAATTCCATTTTCTTAACGCTAAAGCCTTTCTTGTTGGTTTACCGTTTGGTTTTTTCATTGGACCTTTTACACCACTCATTCTAGCGCAAAATGATTTTCTACGCTTAGCGGCTTTGCTACCCGGTTTTAATTTGGAAGGTTTAGTTGTTACTGCTGTTTTTAATTTAGACCCCGGGTTTTCTCTTCTGTAAGCATCAACACCCTTTTGGTTAAGCCCTCCAGTTTCTGATTGGCCTTCTTTTCTGGCCCAAGCCCCGCTTTTTTTAAACGGGGAGTTTTGAATATAAGCCATAATATTATCCTTTTGAATTTAAGATTTTTTGTTTTAAAGCGTCAGGTAAATTTTTTTGATTACCAATTAAAGCTTTCATAGCTGGGCTTTTTGGCATCATCTTATATGGACTACTTTTCATTTTTGAGCTTGAAGAGTTTGATAAAGCTTCTCTTTGCTTATCAAAACCACCTGCGTCGCTTAAACGCGCATCTCTTTCTCCTAGATCAATCTTGTTACCCATTTTAACTGATTGTATAGATTGAGCAATAGCAGCATCTCTACCACCCTTAAATCCTTCATATTCCGCTTTATTTTCGGCAAGCTTTCGCCCAAGCTTTTCAAACTTCTTTTGTGATTTTCCTAAACCTAAAAATCCGCCTTTACCCATAACACTTTTTTCCGCTGCGCTAAATTTACCGTCTTTGTTTGTATCAAATTTAGCGTATTCACTAAGCTTTCTATTTGTCTTATCAATTTTATTTCCAGCTTGTCTAGTCTCTCTTCCACCAATCTTGATACCTCTGTTGTCAAATCGTCTTTGCCATGGGCGCTTAGCGTCGCCTTTAACAGCTACTTTGTATGAATTAAAATCTGTAGTTTTGGTTGTAGTGCCTGGGGTATAAGTATCAGGCTCGTATGTTCCTGTGCCAACCTGCTTAGTGTTTTTCTCTAAATACGCTTTTCCTTTAGGCGTTTTTAAGAACGCATTCCAATCCTTATCAGAAGCGTATCCACCGGACCCGTCGTAAGTATCCGTGTTAACAGTTTTCATTATTTCTTTACCCTTTACAAGTTTATCCGGCTTAACTGTAGTTTTTGATGTTTGAACGCCTAGTTTGCCGCCTTGGTAAGAATCCGTTTGCTCTATAGTTTCTTTAGCTTTGTTTTCAAGCTTTACTTTTTGTTTTACAGGGGAGCCCATGTTTAAAAGCGGTTGGCGAACCATGCCTTTATCAGTAGCGTGCTGCACTCTTGATGTGATTGGTTTATTCATTTTGTTAGTTTTTAAAATCCGGATAGGTTTTTTATTGCTGTTGACATATCGGGTATCTCTATATTAAAATCTTTTTTAGATAGATCTTCCCCCATTTCTTTAAATTTTTTAGTATAGTCCACTTTTGGTGGCTCGGCTGTAGCTGCTTTTTCTGGAGCTACTTGCTGAGTCTTTTTATCTTTATCTAGAGCTGTGCTGACCATACCTCCTATAGAATCTTCAAATCTATCTAAAGTTTGGGCGTTTCCTTCTACCAAAGCCATGTTCATCTTCATTGGTGAACTTTTACATTTTTGCGTTATAGGTGTTGCTTTCATTTTAATCGTTTTTATAAGCTTCATCTTCCCACTCAAATGAAGCGTGTCCTTCTTGTAGCTTTTGGCCCGCGCTAAAAAGCGCTCCTCCAACTCTTTCGTATTTTCTAGCAGGAGATCTAGTGTCTTTTTTCCAAATCACTTCCTCATTGCTATATTGCAATCTATTTTGAAGCATTTGATCGTGGTGTACGTTTTCGTGATCTACCGCTTCTTTTTTTTGTTGAGCAGAGACATTTTTGTTTATAAAAGTAGTGCCGTCTCTATTCGCTTCAGCTATAACGCCATTGTCCAAAGATTTTTCAAACACTGGTCTACCAAACTCAGATAACTCTTCGTTGATGCCGAATATTTCGCCTTTAGACTTTAACTTAAATGCCATTACTCTTTTTTACCGCCCATTAATTTTCCAGCCAACGCACCCGCCGCGCCTTTAATTAATGCCGGCGCTACTGCTCCAGCAATTGCACCTAATATTTTTGTAGGAGATTTTGGCGCTCCTAAATTGTTTGGTCCTATTCCTTTTTTCATGCTATCGTTCTTTATCGTTAATCATATCTTCAATAGCCTTGTTAAAGACTTTATCAGTATATGTTTTGTTTTTATAAAATGCACTTCTTTCAGACGTTGGCAAATCTTCTTCGGCCAACATTATTCTATATATTCTTTTAATAAGTAATTTACACTTGTTTGACGTTTTATACGCCGCGTATTTTGAGGTTGTTCTATTGCGCTCTTTAAAAACATCAATCCACCCTTCTCTGCGCAGCCGCTCCCATCTGTTTTTATCCCAGCTATAAGTGTATACGCCATTAATAAAATCATTACGTGTAAAAAGCTTTTTGCAATCTAAATAAATAAGCAGCTCCAAATCAGCATCTTTTAAATTGTAAGTTTTACAGGCCCATCTTCTGATAAGCCTGTAATACTTTAATAAATTCATATCTTGCAAGTCTTGCCCGCTTAGCCTCATTCTATAAGTACTATATCTGAAATTTTTAAAACATAATACAAATGATCTTTCCATTCAATGCCATGCCCTGCGTGTCGATCATACCTAACCAAGTCTCCATCTTGGAGCATGTCTATCTGGTCGCCTACGCTAATAACCCTGCCTTTAATGTAACGTACATCTTTATTTTGTTTTTCAGTAAGTTCTAGTCCGCCTACTTTTGACGGCGCTTCTTTTATCTTATCTACAATTACAAAGTGATTTATCGCTTTCATGCCAACCTTTTATTACTGATTACACAATCCGCAGATATTATAGTCGTTACTACACTTACAGCGTTTTTCAATGCTGACTTA